TTATTGAAATTCTGGGACAACGTAACCCTTCACATAAACACCATGTTTTATTGCAAATTGTTCTAAAGTTTTTTGTCTGTATTCTGTTACTGTAAAAAAATGAACGATTGGTATTTTCCCCTTATATTTATCTTTATAGTAAGTTGTAAACTCACCATACCTTTTCATTTTCTCGCTATTTATATTCATCATCTGAGTCCGATCTATTTCAACAGCATTTAAAATTCCATCTTCATCTCGAAATTTCACATCCGGAATAATTGTCTTTTTTTTATCATCTATTTTATAACGTATAGGTGTTTCTATCTGCCAATCGTCGGGACAAAACAGGTAGAGCCAAGCTTCATTTCTCATAAGGCTGTGTGCTAATCGAATTGTTGGTACTATTTTTTCTGTATCATCGAATAGTGCGCGCCCTTTTTTATTTAAGTAATATACATATTCTTTTTTGTACACAGTACTATTAACAAATGTGCCTAAATCCTTTAATATACGGTTTGCATTTCTTATACCACCTAAATCATGGATAGCCATTAAATGCCTACGTGTAGCAAATTTCAGCTTTCTAATCGAGGTCAGAATCATCATCTGACGATTCAATTTGATGTGTGTTTGTATGTTCATGTTTCTCCACCTCGTATTGTTTTAGTACATTCCACATCGTTTCATTAGAAATATAAGGTACTTGAATTTCTGTTAATCGATCCGTTTTAAACAAAGCGCGTCCAGGTATACTTTTAATCGATTCCAAACCACATTCATCTATAACCACTTGAGAAGCCGTTTGTGTTGGTAATCTAAACCCAAGCTTTGCATCTGAATTTTGCTTAACTTGCCGCGGTAATGTATCTCCTGTTGGATACTGTGTACAAAAAATTAATCTGAACCCAAGCGCCCCACCAATCCTAGCTATATAAGAAAGCATTCTTTGACAAGCAACTAATAACTTTTGCTGCTCTTTACCCATGCTTTTATCAGGACAAAGTTCAGCCCCTTCATCAACTATAATGAAATAACGTTCTTTTATATTTGTTTCTACAACGTTTGTATAATGTCTTTCTTTCATATAGAACATTTTCTCTTCCATTTTCTCAAGAATGGTATTTAAAACTTGAAATGCTTGAATTGGCTTTTCTGCTATCGACTCAACTTGTTTTAAATTTTGATATGGTCCGAATTCTAAACCGCCTTTTAAATCTACGATGTATAAATGCGTATGATCTGGTTGTGCTGTAATAAGAGATGTCATTACATTCTTTAAAAATACGGTTTTCCCCATACGTGTTAAACCACCTAAAGTCATGTGTGGTGTTTTATCAAAATCATGATAAATTGATTCTTCTAAGCTTTGCCCTATAGGTACAAGCCATTTTCCTTGTTCAACTAATGTTTTTGACCACCCCCACTTGTTAGGTATGTCTTTATGAAATACTCGAATGCTTAATTTATAGTTATCATAATGAATCCGAACAGGTTTATTTAACCCCTCACTTACAACATCCTCGACCTTTTGAATAATTTTACTCGGCATACCTACAGGTAATGTGTAAACATATGTTGTGCTGCGATCATCATCAACTTGATTTTGAAACTTGGGATAATGTAGCTTATCTTCTCTTTTAATTGCGATTCCACTCACCTCAAAAAAGACTTGAATCTTCTTTTTATCATCATCTTTTCGTTTGAACTTATCACTCACTAATGCGTATGTTAATGCTGCTGTAGGAACTATTAGTAACTCCAACATAACCATTTCCCCCTTAGATATCCTATAAGAATATCATTGCACTCTTTTGGAATATAACGGGACGGGCATTTTCTTATGCCATTCCTGTTGTCCTGACCTTCCACATTGTATTCCTTCATAGAAACATAACTAGAACATAACGTAGAAGATATAAGAACGAGCCTGTGAGCGTTGTATACAAGGTTATACGTGGAAGCCAATGTGGAACACTTTTCCCCATTTTTTCTGCAACTTTCATCGTAATGACAGACAAGCCAGTTGCCGTCCAAATAATGACCGCTTCTCCTGCAATTGTCATAATCACTCCTCCTCTTCCTTTTCACGAAAGGCAATACCTTTTCTCGTAAGAACCACATCATAACAATCCATTAGAATTTCCCAATTTAAAATATCTTCTTCCTCACCATGTAAATCCTCTTCAAGTACCTGTGATAAGCTAAAATAACCTTTATATTCTTTTCGATCATAAACTTTGTGATTAATCATGTGATTTCTAATCGATTCTGTTTCTTTTATAGACCTTGATTCGTTATACATTTGGCGTAATTCTTTTGAAGGATGTAAATATGGAGTTGTATTCAAGTGGCTATACTGCCAACGCATATAATCCTCTCCCCTCTTGATGTCCTTAGTTCCACTTGGTATTCCTCGTGGTCTTGATATAGGTATATGAACTAGAATGAGGCGTTTTGCCTGTCCTGTTAAATTTTTATTCTAAATAAACTTAAATTGAACAGGAATGCAAAATGTTGTGTGGAAAGATATATATTTTAAGGAGGAGGTAATATGGAGTTTAAATGTAGGTTACGGATTATTTTTGCTGAAAAAGAAATACGACAAAAAGATTTTTCAAAGACAACTGGAATCAGTCAATCAACATTAAGTGCGCTTGTAAATAATACAAAACTACCAACTTTCCCTACTGCATATAAAATTGCTAAAGCATTAAACATGCACATGGAAGAGATTTGGATTAAAGAGGAAGTGGAATGAGTTGTGTCTAAAAGAAAGAAAAGCAACCTAAGAATTATAAAAGAAATTTATGGTGATCGAAAAACAGAAGAAGTTTTCGAAGAACTTTACGAAAAGATTTATGGATTAAAAGTTAAGGTGAGAAGGAAAACACCTGAAGAATTAGCCGCTGAAAAACACCACGAGAAAAAATATACCCAGGAGTAATTACAATGTCAAAACAACCAGCATTTAAAACATTAAATCGAATTATTGAAAATTATTATGATCCTAAAAATGGGTTAATTGAAGTAGAGCAATTTATCATAGGATGCGAAGAGGAATCTCTATTTGTATTAGATTACAAGGGAATTATGTATCAAAAAACATCTGCTCAAAAATATGATCAGGGTTATGAAATCTTATTGCTTCCTTATACAGAACTACATTCAAATTCTAAACAAGATTTATTGCAACTATTAAAGCGTAAAATAATTGTTTATTTCACGTATACAGGAAATGATCAACAACAAGAAGATTTCGTCCCAGATATGGGAAAACAAATCTTTTCATTTATGAGTCATATGTTAAAAGGAGCACAGCAAAATAAAAGAGCAATTCCAGTACGATTTATTTTGATGGATATTGAAGCGGTTGGATTTATTCCTAAACTTCCAAAATTCATGTCTGGATGTAGAGGGTTTAATGTGGGTACCTGCTTATTTGTAGATGATAAATTAACACTTACATATGGTTATAATAAAGAACAAGTAGACAAAATGTATAATAATAGCATGATTGTATCCAATCCATAATGAAATAAAAAGGGGTCTGCTCAAGTATGAGTAGACCCTTTTTTTACAAAACTATTCTTTTGTTTTATTTTTTAATGTACTCGTACCACCAGTTTCTTTCATCCATCCAAGCTGTAATCTTATCAAGCTCGCCATTAGGTAGTACTTCAGTTTGTAAGTAAGCTAAACCAGTTAATGGATCAGAGACAACCTTCCCTTTAGTTCCACGCTCATTCATAGCATTTACGACTTCCTGAACCAATGAAATACCAAAACCACCAGATTTAACGTATTGATAGCCAACATTTGAAACTGCTTGTTCTGGTCGTTCTTTTTCTGTAAACCAAGATAAAGGTTTACTTCCAATTAATTCATTCAAATCACATTTGCCGATACCAGGAACATTTCCTGTTTCAGTATATTGCCAAATATCGCATGGATATGCTGGTTTATTACCGCCATATCGTGGAATCCATACAAAATCAGCTTTTACATTCGCCATACCAAAAGGAGCGTACATATGATGGCCAACATATAAACCTACTTTTTTAGCTCCTAATCGGCGCAATTCATCGATAAACGCTTGTGTCCCTGCTCTCATATCATCCATTGTTTTTACTTCTACATCAGCCACCCAGACTGTTGCGCTCTTATCTCCACGGTTCCAGAAGTCACGAGCTTCTATACGCGCATCATTTTCAGAAACAAAACGACAGAATGCATAGTTACCAAAAGGGACACCATGTTGCTTCATAGCTTGTACATAACCTTTGTATAAAGGATCTACATAATTCGAACCATCTTGTACACGAGCAATAACAAAATCTAAGTATTGCTTTGCTACAGGCCAATTAATATTACCGTTCCATTTTGAAATATCTACAGTGTAACCCATTATTTATCGTCTCCTTCGCTATTTACATCATGATCAGACCAAATACCTAATGCAATACCAACTGACAGCAAATAAGGTGCTAATTCATCCAAAAAGCTCTTAGCTTCTGGAACACCAAACTTTGTAAACAAAAATCCAAGCAAAGAAAAAAACGCAACCCATGTTTTCCAGTTGCGGAATCGTTTTTTAATATTCTCTTTTGTCATAATTAATTTATCTCCTTTTCTAAAGTGTCAATGCGTTTGTGTGCTTGTTTAGAACTTTCCTCTACTCTTGTAATTCTTTCTCCAAATAAAATCATTTGTTTTTCACTTGCCTTTTGATCAATCCGAATATCATCAACTCCTTTCCTGATATACCCTAATTCTGCTCTCATTTCTGCACTTTCTTGTCCATCAGACTTTACAGACTTTGTTCTATTCAATGAATAGCCCAAATAGCTAACGGCAAGTGATAACACTGCAATAAGTAAACCAATTTCAATTGTCATTTCTTCACTCCTTTTTATGCTGCAAAGCAACTTGAATCCATTCCAAATATCTCAGCAATATCTTCTTCACTTCTGTCTTTCAAATAAGATTCAGTTGTAGAAATATCAGAATGGTTAGCCAGTGATTTTAATTTTTCTAGTGGAACACCTTGTACTTTCAAATTATCTAATCTGCTATGATGGAAACAATGAGGATTAATTTTAAATTCCTTCCCTTCTTTTTCGTACAGCATCTTAGCAAATATCTTGCACCAATAATTAAATACGCTCTTATTTAACGTTCTTCGTTCACCATTCTTATAAACTCTTACAAACAGATCTGGAATAGTATCTTTACCTCGTTGATTTATATATAAACGAATACATTTCTGTACTCGGGGATTATAATACAATCTGAATTTCTTACCTCGCTTACCACGTACTACATTCGTAAAATAACGTTCTGTTAGTTCTTCTTTTTGAACTTGGTAAACTTCATTCTTCCTTGCTGCACTGTAGTAAGAAAGTGCCAAATAAGTCGCTAATATATATTTTTCTTGTTTAAGCAATTCGTCGATTAACCACTCAATTTGTTCTTCACTAATAAAAGTAATTTCTCTGACTGGATTTTTAGGTAATCCGCGGACTCGTGAACCTACATTAAATTCATAATCATAGTCGTCATCATCCGCACAAAATTCTAATGTGGATCTTAACGCACTCATTAACCCATTTACACGAGCATTAGACATTTCCATCTCTTGAAAAATAATAGATAAATTCCGAATGTCTTTACGTGTTAGGTCAATAAGTTTTTTATTTTCGAAGTGTTGATGTATTAGAAACAAAATAATTCGTAAGTCCCAATGATATTGCTGTAAAGTGCTTGCCGCTTTTCCTTGTGCTTTCTTTTCGATTAGAAAATCTTTGACTAGGTTTTTATTTTCTTGGCTAACATGCTTTTCATAAATTACTTGGTCTACTATTCGCTTCACACTAATCATCTCCTCAAAATAAAAAGAGAAGCAAATTAATCAGCTTCTCTCATTCAAATAAACATATTTAATTATTTATTAAATTCATTTAATATTGAATATATCCCTCAAGGAAGGGGGTGCAAAACATGTCAGGTTCTTCAAAACCATCTGGACAACCTATCAAATTACCAGATAGTTCCGTAAAGAGACCAACCTTCGAGGCTCCTACTCCTCCCCCTCGCGATTAAATGGGATTTGTGGGTTTAAATGGTCTAACTCATTCACTATCATTCCAGATTTTACGTCTACATAACTTCGTTTGACTAGATATTGATAATACTCATGAGATTTTTTCCATTGCTCCGATTGGTCTAAAACAAGGGATCGTTCCGTCTCGTAAGGGCGGGACGTCCTTATTACTGCTCCATATATTTTTTCATCAGGTTTATCTATTTTATACATTTCTACAATTAGAGCCTGCTCTTCCTCTTTTTCTAAACTAATAAAAAACGCATCCCAAACACTGGTTTCCTCTGAAAGTACTGACACCTTACGTTGGACTCTCACTTTATTCACTAATTTTAAAACAACCATATTAAAGTATCTTCCCCACGCATACGCTGTTACAAAACTATAGAATACACTGAATAATACATAAAACAGTAAAAATGAAAGATTCATAGATAAAGCACTTATTTCATTAAGGTTTGTAATATAAATCTTAGGTGACGCAAATATAAAAACAGTTAAGTTATATGTTGCAAACGTTAATCCTGTAATAGGAACCCATAATAACGCAACAAGCCCCAGCATTTCAGTGGGAGTATGTTTCACAGTTGGATTCAATCCAAATAATTGTAACCAAAAATATGCTAAAATTCCTGGTAAAGAAAATATAATTATTGAAATAAACTGTTCCATATATTCACCTCATATATTTCATAAACTTCATAAATCGGATATTCTACTTCTATATTAAAGAAAAGGAGAGATGATGTCTCTCTTTTTCTCATCAAAGCCGTATTTTATGCAAAATAAAAAACAGCTTATGGCTGCTTTGGTTCCTCATTTATTAATTGTTGTACTAATACCTTTAATTCATCAATTTCAGCTTTCATTGAAACTTTCTCAAGTTTTTCTGCTTCAAGTTGTTCTTTAAGAGTGACAACTTCCTGCTTCAACATACCGTGGTCAAATTGAAGATTTTTAACTTTAAAGTCAACTTCTTGTATTGCTTGAATAGAAATTGCAACCGAGCTATAAAGTGTTACAGCGTCTTTCTGTGGTGTAGTGAATACATCGTCAGAGTCCTCCGCAATCATACCGTAATTAATTGGAAGTGTAATAGACTCCCCTGACTCAAAGCGTTCAACATCTCTTATAAAGTGATACTGTTTAATGTTTACAGAGTTGATTTTATCTAAAGCGGAGAATGGAAGGTCTTCTATGTTCGTTTTAAGCGTACGAGAAGAACTAGGGATAAATTCTTGCGCCCACATACGCCCTGCAGCAGATATATTTTCTTTAGCTCGCAGCGTTCTTAATTCTATATCTCGCCATGAATTTCCAAACAAATCTTTAATCTGTAATCCGTTGTCATAACCTGATACAAGACTTGATCTTATCATCACTCTTCCCATGACTAAATCATGATCATTGACGCCATTTGCAAAGTATATACTGTTACCAGTACTTTCCCTATCAAAATGAAACTCTCCATAGTTATTTTTAAAATAATGTGGTTCTGTTGTTGTCACCATAAATTTTCCGTATCCTGGAGCCCATCCTTCAGATTCAAAAATAATATCATTCAAGTTTTTAAAACGAAATTGTCCATCTGAATATACGCTCAGATGTCCACCGTCATTCTGCATTTGAATATAATTTGACCATATATTATTCCCTTCTGCATTTTCCCCTTTAGAAATCCCAAATTTTGCATACGCTTTAGAAGGTTGTTCGATACCATTTATTCGTGGAGTCGTTTGATAAATATAGAACGATCCTGTACCCTTGTATTTATTATTGTCAGAACCAAGGACTAATGAAGGTTGAATACTTCCATCATTTGTCTCCATAAATCCTATATAACCACGTGGCTTATCTAAATCGAAAATCTTCATGTCTTGTTTATTTATTTCAACAAATCTGTTTCCACTCGTTTTAAGTGTTACTCCTTCTAAAACTTGCCCTTTAATATGATCAGCTGTAATAAAACCTCTTAAGTTAATTCTATTTGCATTCAAAGTAATGTTTTCTTTACTCATATTGAATGCTGCAATTACATCATTTTCTTTTACAGATATACTAACGCCCTTTTCAGTTAACTGAAGACGGGTTTCCATATCTCTTACATAAGATGATGTGGCAAATTGCCCATTTGCTTGCTCTTTTGTATATACCTCTGTCTTTTTAGCAGAAGCATTGATACCCTGTTCATTGATAGAAAAGCGATTATCAATCAAAGTCATTTTTTGATTGAATTGCTCAGTTGCAAGCTTGTTGGCTAATTCATCTAATAAATCTTGTTTATTCTGATTGACTGTTTGCTTCAACTCAGGGATCTTAAACCCAGCAACATAATCTTCTACTTGTTTAAGTTCAACTTTTGCTCCGATTGCGGTTGCCTGTTGTTCGATTTTTGTATTTGCTTCAGTAAGTTTCTTCCCTTGTTCATCTACTATATTGTTTAAATTATAAACCGAGGAAGATAATCCGTTTGCTGTTTGTTCTATTGATGTAACTTTTTTATCTATGACACCCTGATCGTTTTTTAAATCAATTATGTTACGCGAAAAGCCTTGGAGAGTTTCATTCACTTCGTTAAATTGACCAGCAACCTCATTTTTTACTGATTCGATATCAGGTACAACGGGATCCCAAACACCATCTTTCCAGAGCTTTAAAATACCAGGTTTACCATTAGAAATATCTAACCATAACGTTTTTCTGTCTATAAGCCCTGTTGTTGGTGGATTCTTAGCTTCTATAATTTCAACGGTATTATTCTTAATATTTTCTTGAACCTTTTCAGCAAGTGTTTTCGCTGCTTCGGATTCCTTCTTTGCATTACTAGCTGTTTCATTAGCTTCTTGAACCAATTTATCTAGCTGATCTATCATTTCTTGTTTATTACCCAATGAGCTGAGGATACGGTTATAAATCTTTCTTAATTCTTCATTCGGATCAATAATCTCATGATAATCCCCAAATATATACTTATCTTGTGTAGGATCAGTAAATGATTCATCGCCAGCTATAACACGAGCTTCTAAATACAACTTTGGTGTAAATCCTATATCTTTTATTCGAATCGTATCGCCCTCATTAATTAATTCATGAGATAGTCCAAATACACGACCGATTGATTGTGCTTCAACTTCATAAGAAACAGATGTATTTACACGTTTTGCTAACTCTGTTTTCATAAGTGTCATTAAACGTTTTGCATCCATGTCTTCGTTTTCTGTCTCAGGACTATAAAATCCAAATTTATGTTGCCCTTTCTCATTCCACCTTTGAAATGCATCGCTGTCCACAAGATAAGGGACACCATTATTTATTTCCGTAATGGTAATAAACTCTCCGCCTTCTTTTTTTACGAAGCCTAATAAGGCTGTACAGATGTTTTGAGAGTTCTCAATACGCTTAATCCCCATTAAATCTTTACCAAGGGTTATTTCTTTTCCTGTTTCTCGACCACGCTTCTTAACCATATCTACATAACGCCCAACAACTCGAGAGCCTACAACTTCAGCGCGATATTGAATTTCTAATTCGAATAATGATGCTATCTTTTTTAAAAAGCTTAATGGATCAATAAATTCATCAATAGTCATAGAACGGAAACTAGCGTATTCTAAATTCCCTTTTTGCCACTTTGTACCTGCAAGAGCGATATCGACCATTTCAATTACGGTTTTACCTTCTAGTTTTTGTGGAGGAATAATTCCAGCTTTAGCAAGCTGAATCCATTCTCCTGATGCATAAGCGGTTACTGATCTATCATCGGAATTCTTTTCAATTTCAGTAATTACATAAGGAACGATACGACCATCACGCACTTCTTTTAATACTAAGTTTTGCTGCATAAGTGTGGATGAATGCCTTGTATTATCAAATACTCGAAATTCTAATGTATCAATGTTATTTTTAATTTCCCAATGTCGTTTATCATCCCAATAATCTGCAGGTTGAATAGATGCCACAATTTGTTCTGTTTTAAAATCAACAACATGCAATTCACCACTTGGCGTTCTCATCTGTATCTCTCCCTGTAACTGATTGTCGCTGTAACATCTGGCGGCATTATATCAATACGATTATCCCCGCGAATGATTTTAGGAAACTCACTAAATATATCTTTAATATTGATAGCATCTTTTCCGTTAATCGTAACAAGACTTTTTTCTGTATCAATTATAATCTTGTCTCCCGTATCAAAAATGTAAGGCGGATTATTTTGAGTATTTAAATTCACTTTCCAAAACTTTAAATCTGAAACGGTCATCGCTTCTACTGGCGGTACATCTTGCCATTGCATAATACTGATTTGAATTTGCGCCGCTTTTTCCATGTGATAGTTATTTTCATCCGTCCACCGCACAAATCGTTCAGAATCATCTTTTTCCGTCCCCGGGAGGAATTTCGAAATATACGCTTCCCATACATTTCCTGTTCTAGCTATCCACAATCGCCCTTGATACTGGTTCCAAGTGTTTGGATAATCTCCACTTTCATGAATTAAACTTCTTCTTCCTGGTTTATTATCATAACCGATTACCATTGTTCCGAAGTTTTGTTCAGCTTGCCAAAATACATCAGTCATAGCTATTTTCGAAAGCACTTTACTGTTTTCATCTAATATCGCTATTTCCACTCGACCCATCTCATTGATACGTTTACTTTTACATGTAACATAAGCCTGCATAATAAAATCTTGCACTGGCCCATTAGGTATATTTTTTTTAACAGCTGCACCATTCCATCCTTTTCCTGTCCCTGTACCATAATTAGAGCAATAAAATTGATAACCGTCTGATTTCATTTCACCGACTGGGTTGCCATCTTCCATTGAACTTACTTTACTCCACCCAACAGTGGTAGTCATTTCATCCCATATCAGCCTTTGATTTCTCTCTACAGGTAGTTGCTCTGTTTTCAACGGATAACCGATTCTAAAATAATCACGATTATACGGATACTCACCAAACCATACATCTAAAAATGTACTCGGTTTCTTGGCCTCAATCTCAATAATTGGAGGCGCTTCTACATTACCTTGATTGACGAAAGAAGTAGTGATTTCAGTGGACCAGTTTTGAGTAAACGTATGAGTATTTTGTTTACCTAATTTATACGGCATTGGACAAATAAATTTAATTGTACCGATGCCAAGTGTTACAAATTCATCCGGATCAAAGCTATCATCTACAACAGCTAAATATGTTCTATTTGGTTCTACATCGAAAGTAAGCTCTGTTGGTTGATCAGTAATTAACCAATCTGCAATTTCTTCTTTTATGATTTCTAAATCAGATCCATCAGGAACGATAATTCCTACAGGAATAGATAAAACACGCATTTCCGTTTGTGTGTTTAATAGCCTTGCTCCTGGATAACTCGGAACACTTAGGAAATTCCTTCTTAACGGTGCCCATATTGGCCTTTTCCATCCTCTTTCGATGTGAATATAACTCTTCCGTTCCCCATTAAATGAAAAAGAACTCATCATATCACTCCTTTTGTCAAAAAAAGAAACCCAAATCTAAAAGACTGAGTTTCTTTCTTGTGCTCTATTTTGATATTCAGTTATATATTGATGACTTACTCTTGCTATCTCCCGTCCTTCCAATACAACTGGAATCTCAATATATACAGGTTTTTGTTTTGTATATGGTTGTTTGTCTGGATTATCATTGTCAGGTCTATATTGAACAACATTAGGGTTGTCTGATAACACCTCTCTCCATCTAGAAAGGTTCCCAACATCATAAACAGAAAGCCCTTCAAACCTTTCCATTTGACGACCAATTTCTCTGACCATATCACGCATACTTTCAGGAATATGTGTAATCCAATCGTTTTGCCAATCTCCATCTACAAAAATAGCATTAAAATATTTAGTTAACGGATCATCTCCCTGAAAACTAAATATTTCTTCGGGTTTTAAAGAACGTATACTATTAACAGCTCCTGATACTGTATTTTGTAATGCATCCCTTACAACGGAATATTGTGTTTTAATTCCTTCTGCAATTCCATTTGCCATTTGAACCCCTGTAAATTGCATCTTGTTCGAAGTACTACCTAATGCTAACTCGTTCACTAAAGCTTTATTTGCCTTTGAGCCAAGTGTACGACTCTCTCGTTCAGCCATATAAGATCCCTTTTGAATACCTAGAGCAAACCCTTCACTAAAAGGTTTACCCCCTTGATCCCTAGTTAACTTTGACGGAGAGTTTACATTAAGTGTAGCTTTCAATGCTTCAAACGCACCTCGTGCTAAACTAGCGGCTACAGTTTGTACATTCCATTGACCATTGGAAATACCTTTAGCAAATCCACTTGAGAATGCTTCACCAGGACTCACCGAACTAACACTTTTCAGACCGGAATTTCCACTTTCCGCTACATTAGAACCACTTGATCTCGCTTGTCCTTTTGTACTTTCCATCCCTTGAGCAAACTGACTACCACCTTTTTGCCCTTGTGGAGTACCATTGATTGTATTAAAACCAGCATGAGCCGACGTAACAGCCTCCAGAGCACTTCCTCTAATGTAGCCTTTTTGATTAACAATACCACTTCCAACACCTTGTCCACCTTGATTACCTGCTGGGTTTCCATTAATAGTGCTAAAAGCGTTATGAGCACTAGCAACTACTTGCAATGTGCTCCCTTTAATATAGCCATCTTGGCTTATTATCCCTTGCCCTAGTTCGCTACCACTCTTACTTCCGCCACCCCCATCAGTTGTACTACCCATAATTCCTTCCACAGCTTGTTTTTTTCCTGTCGCTGCATTCTCTGGAGCCATATTACCAGAAATGCCATTAGCCTGTGTTTGACTTATATCAAAACCGACCTGAGTTAGATCTAACTTAGCTCCATTTTCAACTAATAATGCAATCGCCTTTGCTGCTAGCTCAGCATTAATGGAGCCATTTTGCATACCTTGAACAAGTGTCTGTACATTAAATTGACCAGCTTCCCCAAGATCAACTTGAACATTACTTTTAATATCTAACCCTATAGTTTGTGCTACTTGTGGTAAAGATAACGCTCCAATTTGCATCCCGTTAATTAAAGTTTGAATATTGTTCTGACCTTCTTGAGTAGCATCTACCTTCACACCATTTTTCACTTGCTGTTGGAAAAACTGAAATACAGTATCAAAAGATAAAGTACCTGTTTGAAGTCCTGTAATCCATGAGTCCATTGTCATTTTCCCGTAGATTCCTAAATCAATTGTGGTATTACCCTGCATATTTTTACTTAGGAATTCCCTCACTTCACCAGTATCTTTAGTTTTAATACCATCAATCCATTTTTGCATGGATTCAATACCACTTTGTGATAGGTCCACTTTATAAACTTCTTTCAGTTTATTAGCATTTGCTGTTGCTACAGCTGAAGAATCTAATTCTCCCTTTTGAAGCTTCTGTAAGAATGTATCAATTGTGAATTGCCCAGCTGGTCCTAAATCAATTTTCATTTTCCCATCAATTTCTTTTGCCATTGATTCAGCTAACAATCTAGATGACTCTGTACCCTTTTGTAATTCAGAAAGATACATTCCTATGCTTTCAATTTTAGATTTACCATATTGCAACTCATACTGAAGTAATTTATCTTGATAATCTTTTTCTGCCTTTTCTTGATCACTTCTAAATCTTTGCTCTAAATCAGCTGCTTTTTCTCGAAATCCATATGCAGCTTTAAAGCGTGCGCCCCAGCCTTTATCTTCTGCTTCAATCCTTTTAGCTTGTGACGCTAAAATCTCAGCATCTTCTTCCTTCATATGCTGTTGCAATACTTTAAATCCATCATTTCTAATAGATTGTAAATCATTCACATGCTTAGATTCATAAAGTGCAATAGCATCTAAAGTTGCTTTTCTTTCTTCCGGCTTTTCACCTAATTTAAACGCTTTTTCTACATTTTCACGCCAACCTTTAGTTTGCTTCTCTAAAGATTTAACACCGTCCTCATATACTTTTATGATGCTTTCAAACCGTTTTTTTCCAGCATCTAAAGATAACATTCCGCCAGCTTCAATCTCTTTCGAAATCGATGTGATTTCTTTTGCTTTTGTATAGAATTGTTGAACGTTTTTGTCAGCGACCTGTAATGCTTGTTCGAATTTTTGAGCGAAATCTTTTGGCATTTTCATGGTATCTCCTTGATACCTTTTAATACCCTCTTCCAAAATCTTTTCTGCTTGTGTAGCAACTTCAATCTCTTTATTAATGGATTCAATGACATTATTCTTAACTTGTTCTAAGGTTTGTTTGGCACTCTCAGGGACAGCTCCCATTAACTGACTAAACATCTTATTAAATTCACTTTTCTTTCCCTCTAACTCTTTAATGACTTCATTTGTCATTCTTTGAAAAGCTTTAATGGTTTCGTCAGCTGCTTTATTCGCCTCTTCACCTGTTTTAAGCTTTAAATCCATCATGTTATTGATAGCCTTATCTTTTAAATCCACATAGGCACCAGCTGCTTTACTCGTTGCGTCACTTACTCTTTGTCCAAACTTATCCATATCATTTTGTGCCTGTTTGGATTTTTCGTTCAGATCAACAATTGCTATACCTAGCGCTCCTACAGCAAGAACAGCTCCCGTAATTGCTAAAGCGACTGGATTTGCTAATAAAGCACCGATACCCATCGCTAAAAATCCTACAGCTGTTGTTACTCCTGCTATCCCAAAAGCTAATAACGAGCTTTTAGCAATCATTTGTTGTGTAGATTCATCTAAATTATTAAACCAATCCACTACCCCTTGAACACCCTCTACAACGTCAACTAATATCGGTAACAAAGCATCTCCAAAGGACTTTTTAAGAGTGTCTACAGCACCGCTTAGCTGTTCAATTTTACCTTTAGTTGTATTCATCTTCGTCTCAGCAACTTCTAATGCTGTGACTTTCGACATTTCTCCATACATCTTATTAACGCCTTCTGCGCCCTCTTTATAAAGGATTGTTGCACCACGTACTGCATCAGAACCAAATAATGTTTCTAATGCCATACTTCTTTGTTGATCCGTTAAATCTTTCATAGATTCGTTTAATAATCCAGAAATTTTATCCAATCCTTGAATATGTCCTTGCTGATCATAGAATTTTGAAGATAAAAAAGCGGAACTGGTTGCTAATTCGCGGAATGTTGTATCACATTTATCATTCCATTTCGTAACGCCTTCTGTTTTCATTACATATTTTTCTAAAGCTACTTCTATATCCCCTACATTTCTGGAAGCTGGTTGAATACCGTTTTTAACCAAGAAATCAAAACCAGCTTGTGCATTGTACGTAATAAGACCCAAATCACGCATTTTGTTGTATGCTTCTTTTGTAGATGGGTTTAAGCGCATTAGCATGGTTTTTAAAGATGTACCTGCATCGGAACCCTTTAATCCGTTTTGCGCAAATACTGCCAAAGCTGTAGCTGTATCTTTGAATGTCAAACCAGCTCCTGCTGCTACTGCTGATGATGCCGATAAACCATATTTAAGCTCTCTTACATCAGTAGCTGATGCGTTTGCTGCTCCCGACAAAATATTGGCTGCATCTGCTACTGAAAGATGATCAGCTTTAAACGCATTTAAAGCTGTCGATGCAATTTCAGCTGCTTCTCCTAATTCTAGTTCTCCAGCTGTCGCTAAGTTTAAGGCACCTTCCAAACC